ATTAACCCAACAAACATCAACTAACACGAGGCGTTCGACATGGCTGATCAACAACCAAAACCAAATGCAGGCGGACTTGGTTTCGTCAAGCTGCCGAAAAAGATCAAGAAGCCATCAAAATGATTATCAAGCCTTGGGTGCAGTTGCTTTTCTTTGTCGTCCTTTCGAACGCTGTACACGTTTCTTTGATGATCATAGGGCAAAGTATAGGTAGCGACGAGTTTGTCTTTCTAGGCCTTGCTGTGGCGTTCTGGTTCTGTGTTTTTATTCTTGTCTCTCCGGTTGATGCCGTTACCACTGGCCACAAGCTGTTGACGCTTACCTGTGCGGCTGGCGCTTTGTATTGTTTAACCGCTACGGTTGCGGCAACTTGGGCGGATCGATACTTGTTCGCTTGGTACGTTTACTCGCCTTTGTATGATAACTTTTACACGGTCATGCAGACGCTAACAGCATTGGAAATATTTAGCATATTCGCTAACGCAGCGGCACGAATGGGACGCATAGGCGGTGCTATAGATGGAATTATTAATCACGTTTATAGCGCTACTATTGGGCGCGCATACAATTTGCTTAGTCATAAAGGGCTTTAAGAAATGGCAGCGACAATCACAATCGAAGAGGTCAAGGCATTCGTAAAAACGGGCGCACCTGACTTTGTTATACAAGGCTTGATCGATACCGCGAATGGTGCGGACGCTTGCTTGGATGGTTTAGGCTTGACTGATGACCAAATTAAATCAGCTAAACTTTATTTCGTCGCTTACCAGTTGACAGCGTCTAGCCGTGGTGACGTTACAAGCGAATCCACCAAGTCAGGTGCAAGCCGAACCTACTCTGACAAAGAAGGATTGAGCGGCAACGGTTACGGCCAGCAACTGCAAAGCATGGCAGGCGGTCAGTGCCTAATCAGTCAACTAGGCAATCAATACAGCGCGTTTTTTGATGTGGTGGTGGTGAATAATGCCTAGTCCATTTGATGGCATGGCCGTTTATCAGATGACCGTATACGGCTACGATGTAGACCGTTATGGGCAAAAGGTTTACACGCTAAAAGGCATCATACCTTGCGAGTACATGCAGGGCGGGGAAGAGCAGACGGACGAAAGCGGAACAAAGTTTGTGCCGTCTAGTACGTTTTATCCTGTTGAGTCTGACATTGCTATCAAGCGCGGTGATTTTGTTGCGCTTGGTGATACCAGTTTGGAATCCGATCCAGTTGCAGCGGGTGGCGAGACAGTCAAGAAAGTTTCTACCGCTGGTCACGAATACATGGGTTGGGGCGAAGAAACCATAGTTTATACGGGGTAGGTATGGGCGTTAAAATTAGCGGTATGCGTGAAGTATCAAGAAAAGCAAACTCGTTTCTTTCTGGCGTGCAAGACAAGGTGACACCAAAGGCGCTAACTGAGGCTATTATCCTTGCTGGTAACTATGCCTCAATACTAACCCCTGTTGACACCGCAAACCTTATTAACTCGCAATACAGAATGCCAGTGACGCAAAACGCTACAGGTTACACGACTGGCATAAAATACACGGCAAATTACGCTCAAAACGTGCATGATGGACCTCAAAAAAACTGGCAGAAACAAGGCGCGTCAAATCACTTCTTATCTCGCGGCTTTGAAGACAACATCCCTGAGCTTAGACAAATAATCATAGACGGGTACAAAATAAAATGATCCTAGATGAACTGTACGACCACATCGTTTCGAGTGGCATCGTTGATGATTATGTTAAGCGGCTGTTGCACGCTAATGATGGCGACGAGCTGTTTCACAAGGCGGCAAAGTTCATGCTTATTCGTCCAGATGGTGGCGCTAAAGTAGAGGACATCCAAGGCTTCCCGCAATTCAGAATCGCGCTTGGCGGACGGTCATCGAACATGGTTTCGATCTACAATGATGCACAAAGCATTATCAATTTCGTGAATGCTAATCGTGTAAGTGGTTCAATTTTTAATATAGTGGTATTATCTGACGTATCGCCAGCATTTCCGATGACTGATGATAGGATTTATTTCGAAATAAATTTACAGATTTTCCAGAATAGAGGGTAATACTTATGGCTATTGATGGTGGCTACACAGGTCAAGAGGTTGCGTTTGAGATCTCTTACAATCAATCTAAAACGGTGGTGCCTACGGATTTTGTCCGTGTCGGTGCTGTTCGTAACAAAGAGTTTGGCGTCGAATGGGAAGACGTAGACGCAACGGCAGATGATTCGGATGGTGGATTTCGTGAGTACCTAGCAACGTTTAAATCGTTTCCAGTTACGCTTTCTGGCGTTTCCCGTGTCGAGGAGTCAAAGAACCAGAAGGATATGGAAACGTTTGTCTTGAATCCGCCAAACAACACGCCTCGCGGCTGGGCTAAATTTACCCGTCCATTGGGTGATGGCACGTTGCGAACTTACGCTTTCCCTTGCATGTTTACTAGCTACAAGTTAACAGCTGGTTATGACACGGTGGTGGAATGGAATTGTGACGCTAAAGCAACTGGCAACGTTGTTGTTGTTGATATTTAAGGGGTAGCAAATGGCTGTTTTAACGACTAATACGGTATCAAGCTCGGCAGCAACTACGGTAACTGTTGATACACTTGGCGCTGATGATACGCTTACCTTCACTGGTAGTATGTATCTGATCTTGTCAAACGCCACGGGCGGCTCTTTGTCACCTGTATTAACTGGTGACACAGCAACATCCGCTGAGGTTCAAGGGATCGGCACTATCGATCTAACTGGCGGCTCTGATATTTTTGGCGCTATCGCTGACGGCACCGAAAAGATGCTTAAACTTAGTGTTATTCAAAAGTATCTAGAAGGCACCGTTACAATCTCTGGCGGTACTGGCTTAACGGCTCGATTGATCAAGGTGTAATTTATGCGCAAGCACGTCAATGAGCACATTGGCGAGCTAGCAATTCATGCAGGGGGGCGCGATTTCGTATTTCGCCCCCTTTTTTGTAGAGTTGCTGAGCTTGGTTCGCCACGAGAGATACTGCAACTGGTTAATGATTCTCAAATTTCTGGATGGGATGGGTTTGTTGCGGCCTATCAAATATTGGTCACGCTAGCGGATGATGATCACACCGACGAAGATTTAGAATGGCTGCTTGGTCGATTCTTCATTGAAGAAGGTCATGGGCTACAATATGAGGCAGGACAAGTAGACTTTGAAAACATCCACATACTTGGATCAAAGATTATCCGTGACGCCACCATAGGCCGTCCAAGCAATCGAGACATGGCAAAGGCTAAATCGTCAAAGCCTTCAAGAGAATTTGACCCCGCTGAGTTTGTCGCAATCGGTGACGCGCACCTAGGTGGCGTTAACTGGTGGAATAAAACCATGATAGAATTACAAAAAGCATGCAAAGCCAAAACGGAAGATGGCAAAGAAGAAGATCCAATCACACACGAAGACGCTACGAAATTGTTTGATTACATCGACAAGCGCAAAGCTGAAAAAGGGGTTAAGTAGTGGAAAACGAAGAATTAGGCACGATTTCCTACACGGTAGATGCAAAGACTAAGCCGCTACTTGATGCCAACAAACAAATAGATGCGTCCCTAAATCAAGTCGAGAAGGGCTTTATATCCACTGGCGCGGCTGCTGGTAAATTTGATACTCAGCTAACAAAAACGGCTACAGGCGTTAAGAACTCAGGCGACGCCATGCGACGAATGAAAGGCCAAGCGCAAAACCTTGGTTTCCAGTTGCAGGATATAGCCGTTCAAGCGCAAATGGGGACTAACTCGCTTGTTATCCTTGGTCAACAGGGTTCGCAAATCCTTGGTGCGTTTGGTGCTACTGGTGCGCTTGCTGGTGCCGCTTTGGCAATCGGTGCTGCATTGGCTGGCGTTGCGTCTAAGGCGCTTGGCGCTGGGGAAGCGGTAAAAGACTACAAAAGCGAGCTTGAGCTATTACAGCAAACGGTAAAAGTTACCGATGACGGTATTACACAATTTTCAGATGGCTTTGCAAAACTAGCAAAAGAGCGACCAGAGATTGCCGTTTCAAAGCTAAATAGCGAGCTTAGCCGATCTGACTCTATCCTTAAAATTGTTTCTAATGACGCATCAAACCTTGTTGATGACTTTGCCGATTTCAGCACAAGCAAGGCAAGAGGCGAGCTTGAAACGTTCGGATCCGACGTTAGCAAGATAGTAAAAGAAACCACGCCTTTAACCACTGGACAGCTATTTAAGTCGGCATTTGTTGGTTCTGCTGTTCGTCCATACAATGAGGTTCGCGATGCAGTTAGCAACCTAATGGATGAATTTAGTTTGACTCGCGAGCAGGCTGCTGGTCTTTCTGTTGCACTTTCAAATGTCAATACGCCAAAAGGTGTCATAGAAGCATCAAAAGTCATTTCTGATCTAGCCTCTAACTCAGACAATTCAAACGTCAAACTTGATAACTTGAACGTTAAAATGTTCGAACTCGGCGAGCGTGCAAAAAACCTTGTTCAGTCTCAAGAGTCATTGAATGCCGCATTATCTGGAATTGATGGTGTTGGCGAGAAATCCGAAAAGACCATTGAGAAGAACAAAGAAGCAATGGCCGGAGCTGCTGCTGCCGCAATCGACCTACAGCAAAAAATACTAATCACAAAAACCGCGATGGAAGACGGGGAAGATGCTGCGATCCGGCAATCTGTTGCGCTTAGTCTCGGATCTCAAGTCTCAGAAGAACTTAAAAACAAAGTTGCTGATTTGGCGGTTGAGTATTACAACCTTACGCAGGCTCAAAAAGAGTCGGCAAAAGCCTTACGAGAGCAGGAAACAACAAACAAGAACGCTCAAAAACTTGCGGACGATGCCAGAACGGCAAACCTATCCGAAATAGACCAGATAAGACAGAAGGCTCAGGCTCAGCGTGATTTAATCAATGCGAGCACCGAGCTTAACGCACTGCAAAAAAGCCAAGCGATTGGTGATATTAACAAGCAAGAGCAAGGCGCGGTAAATAGAGCAACATTTGGCACAGATGATGCAAGTAACATCGCCCTACAGAACGGTCTAAACATTACCAAAGAAATGGCTGATCAAGTGCAAGATCTTGATAACAGGATGATGAATTTAGGCACCACTATAAACGACACTCTAGTCGGCTCGGCTCTAACATTTGGCGACACAATCGGCAGCGCGTTTGCATCGGCCATTGCCAACGGTGACACGCTAAACGATACGTTTAAAAACATCGCTAGCACGATAGCTCAGCAAGTGCTGGGGCAGCTTATTAGTGTTGGCGTCCAATACGGAATTAACGCAGCATTAAAGACGGGTGCGGATGCGACTGTTGCGGCAAGTGGTATCGCAGCGACTACAGCAACAACGGCTGCTGGTGTTGCCTCTGCTGCAACCCTTGCGGCTGCCTACGCTCCTGCTGCTGCGGCTGCTTCTGTGGCTACTGCTGGCGGTGCGGCTGCGGCTGGTACGGCTGGACTCGTTACGGCTTATTCAACCTCTAACGCCTTGTCTTTGGCTGGCGGGCGCTTAAACGGTGGCGCGGTATCACCAAACAGCGCGTACCAAGTCACAGAAAACGGAAAGCCTGAAATGCTGACGGTTGGCGGCAAAAACATACTTATGACTGGCAGCCAAGGCGGGACAGTTACAAGTAACAAGGATTTGACCAGTGGAGGAAGTGGCGGGACTACGGTTATCATCAATAACAATGCAAGTGGCACAGAGGCGACGGCTACAAGTAGTAACGTAGACGGTAAAGAAGTGATTAGTATTGTGGTGGCTGACATTAACAGTCGAGGTAAGATTCATAAGGCTATGACGAACACGACCACGGCTAACAATAAAACCTGATTGTTGCTACAATTACCAAAACACTTTCAAGGGCGTAAACATGGCCGACATAGATTTCCCGTCCACACTCAGGGGCGCGATACAAAGCACGAAGACGACGAACAGGGCTAGCGGGTTCATTGAGTCTAGCCCTGCCGCTGGTGCGTCTTATACTCAAGCGTTCACCACGGATCAGCCGACGTTCATTAGCTTTGACTTGAAGTTTAGCACTGCCCAAGCTCTTTATTTTGACGCTTGGGCTAGATCGAACAAGATTTTCGATAGTGGCTTGTATTTCAATATGGACTTTGGCGACGAGTACGGTATCACTACTCAAGAAGTCCGCTTTGTGTCTGCTGGCGTGCCGACTATGTCGCAAAATGGCTATGTAACGAATTACCAAGGCTGCCAAGTGCTATGCAAGAATTACGTAAAACCTGACGCTGATTTCATCCTATCTTTCTTCGATGTTTACGGTGGCGACTTAGATCAACTTAGCCAGCTTGATATTATGATCAACCAGAACTGGCCAGAGGTGTAAAATGGCAGCCGATTTAGACAGCTTAATAGCAAAGTACCGCAACGAGAAGCCCGTAGAGCCTATCGTGTGGCCTACAATCGAGATCTATAACGAGACTACAGGTGTGTTTCGATTTGTCCGTGACTACGCAGACAAGACGTTTACGATTGAATCAGGCGCAGATAGAAATGCGGGTGAAGACGTAGAGTTCAAAGCGATCGGTTTTAGTGCACCAAGCCCGTCGCAAGAGTCAGAACCAAGCGTTTCGATCAGTGTTAATTTGCAGCGCGTAGGCTCAGAAATGAAAGCCCAGCTTAAAAAGTTGCGCGGCTTTCTATCGTTCAATCCTGCTTACTTTGTGTGGCGCGAATACTTATCGACTGACACAAGCGCGCCTGTTTCTGTTTATTATTTGTACGTGAAAAGCATTAGCATGAACTCTGGCGCGATTACCATTGTTGCGTCTGACGAAAACCCATTGGCGCAACCCGTATCATCCATTGCAACTGTGGGGCGTTTTCCTGCTCTGGCGGATTTATGACGCATGATGAATTTTTAAAAGCAGTCATCGGCAAGCCGTGGGTAAATCGTGCCGACGGAATGAATGAGTTTGATTGCTGGGGGCTGGTGGTTGCTTATTATCGAGAGGTGTTAGGTATTACGATCCCAGTCTATCTTGGTGGTGACATACAAAGCGGCTACCTAGAAGAAATTGAGTCTGGACGCTGGAAAGAAGGCCAAGGCATCGTTTTTATGTGTTTCATTGACGGCATCCCTTCGCATTGCGGCTTAGTGTTCGATAATCAAGTTTTACACTCCAACGGCTGGAAAGGGTCGGGTCAAGTCACTATGCAGCCACTTAGAAAAATACAAAGACTTTTTAAGGACGTAAAAATATATGCTTATTGTTAAACGTAGCCCGCTTGGTGAAAAAGAGATTATTGAAGTTTCGCCAAATCGTGAGGTTATCGAATACCTTACGGATTACGACGATTGCCGAGATTTGGAAGTTGATGTTTTCCTTAACGGTGGTGAGCTACTAACGGAGAAAGACTATAAGCGCACACTAAAACAAGGCGACATTCTGACGCTTGCTTATCGACCTGCTGGTGTTATAGCTATCGCCGCTGTTATTGCGGTGGTTGCAGCCGTCGTTCTGGTTGCATTGATACCAGAACCAGAAACGCCAAACGTCGTTGGTGAAACATCATCAAGCCCGAATAACTCAGTATCAGGACAAACAAACACGGTTCGTAAGTATGAAGCAATCCCTAATATTTACGGGCGCATATGGTCTTATCCAGATTTGATTGCAAACGCTGTGCCAGAATGGATCTCGAATCGAAAACAGGTTCGCGAGTTGTTCTTGATTGGAGAGGGTGAATACCAGATAAACGAGATCAGGGACGGATCAACAAACATTGATGACATACAAGAATCAAGCGCCACGGTTTATGCTCCAAACACATCGCCATCGGATTTGTATCGTGTTAAATTTAGTTCGGAGGTTAATGATGAGGAATTAATTGCCCCAGACGATCCTAGCTTGGTGTGGACTGGTGGCGCAAGGATAGACAATCCAGATAGCGTATCGGTGCCAGTTAAAAATAATTCATCGATAATTTTTACCGCTCCAAATGCTATAACTTACACTTTTAATGATGATCCTTATAGTGAATTCGGTGGTATAGGGTATAAGGATTTAATAATTGAAAGCGGTGATAACTTAAATGTGCTTCAAACATTAAATAATAACGGAGCGAAAAACGTTTTATCTGTTTCAAGGGTTGGGGACACGGTAACTGTTATAGTGTCAGAAACAATAGTTAATGAAACTGTAAATGTATCTGCATCAGATGCTGATGGACTTCAGTTTTTTTCAATTGTCAGGAATATTTTTATAGCAAGAGATCCGCAAATAATAACGCTATTGAATATTGAGTATGGTGACGAATTAGAAACTAACCTAGTTTTGCCAAACATAAAAATGGGAGGCTATCTCATAGATCCAACAGATTATTTTGGAACTAAAATGGTTCTATCTGCAAGTGATGGCCCATTCTCCTTTGTTACCAATGAAAACACAGTGTTAAGAAAAGTTTCCACGGGAACGGAAAACCAAATCGGCCCATTCACCATGCCAACCACTGCCGAGCAAATTTGGTTTAACTTGTCAGCAAGAAATGGCTTGCAAAGCTCAAGCGGTGGCCAGATTACGATAAGCGTAGATTTATACGCCCAAGAAATTGACGAGTTTGGTGTGGACGTTGGTGCGCCCATTGTTCAGTCCGTGTCACTTACTGGCAAAACGACGAAGCAGATTGGTCAGACTGTTAAAATAACAGGGCTTGGCGGCAAGAGGTACAACGTTTACGCGATCAGGACAACAAACAGATATACGGGCTCAGCAATTCAAGACGTTTTTTGGGAAGAGGTTTTCGCTGTAAATTCATACAGTGGCTCTAACTTTGGCGACGTTACGGTAATGGACGTTGTGACTAAAGCCGCACTAAACGGCACAACGTCAAGCCGCAAGATTAACGCTGATGTAACGAGAAAATTAAACGGTGTTGCCACTACGAATTTCGCTGATGCTGTAAAAGACTTGATCGTCAATAAAGGCCGTCGTCCAGAATCTGAAATCGATTTGGCTGGCCTTTACGATATAGCCGACGGATTAAGCGATGATCTGAAAGAGTTTTCGTTTACATTTGACGATAAAAACATATCGCTTGCACAAGCCGTACAGACTGCGTGCAACGTGGCGCGCGTGAACGTGTACCGTGACGGGCAAATGTGGCGCTTTAACCGTGACGAAGCTAAGCCGCGCACATACGTGTTTAACCGTCGAAACTTGGCGAGCGGTGACAATCAAAAATACACGCAAAGCGTTAGACTGCCGAACGACTACGATTCTGTTTCTTTGCGCTACTACAATCGAGATTTAGAGTCGTTCGATAACGTTTTGATTCGCATTGACGCTGGCACGCAATCTTTCGTTATTGGTGAAGATGGCGCTAGGCCGTATGAAATTGAATTGGCTGGCTGCTCTAACTACGCGCAAGCATTGAACCGTGCCAATCTCGAAGCGCGTAAAATAGTATATTTGCGTCGAAGCGTTGAGGATGTGGCGCTTATCGATGCTGCTAACGTTGATATTGGCGACCGTGTGGCTTGGTGCGACATTTACGACGGTGAGACGATGGACGGTGAAATTGTCGGCCAAGACGGATCTACTTTTTACACTAGCGAAGAAATCGTATTAGAGGAAGGAATCACGTATTATGCAATGATCACGGACGAAGACGGGCAAGCTATGACACCAGTGGAGGTATCTGCTGTGGCGGGCAATTTAAAAGCGTTTACGGCCACGTTGGCTGGAAACGTGCTTATTGCTGATAACTATCTTGTGCAATCTGGCTCTAAATACGTTATCGGCTCCGTCGATGACATAGACGACACGGACTACAGCGTTGTAGCGCGTGGCGGCAATGAAAATGGTCGTATTAGCATTGAGCTGATACAATATAGTGACAATATTTACGAGGCTGACTAAATGGCTAACGATCCAACTGATACAACTAAATACCCACTTGGCACGAACGATTTATATGTTGCGGCTAGAAACGCAAGTGATTTTGATAAAGGCTTGAACGCTGGCAACACAACTTTCGTCAATCGATTTGGCAAAGTGCTGCCGACTTTCGAGAAAGCGATTAGTGATGCCAAGGCGAATTATGGCGGCTTAAATAATCGCGGTGACTGGGTAACGCTTCGCGCTTATGCGGTTAACGACTTATGGCAATCCACTGTAGATAATACTTGGTATCTCGTTTTAACAGCTTATACAAGCGGTGTAGACGAGGCTGCTGATATTGCTAGTGGCAATGTTGAGGTTTTCCAAGGAATCGCTAAGCAAGACGCAGTTATTAAAATCGCGTCCGTTTTTGATGTCGATGCTTTTGCTCGCTTAGAAGAGGGTGATGCGGTTGAGCTAATCAGCTACCACGACGGTTGGGCTGTTATGGCTCCATTTATAGGGCCTTCTGGTGGTGGCGTGGGCGTGGTGACTAGCGCTATTCATAATGGCGGTACAGCAATTAGTTTAACAAAGACTAGACCAGTTTGGAGTGATAGCTCCCAGCGTGAAGCGTGGTTTGAAAAGAGTGAAGCTGCAGAGCTTTGTGTAGTTCGCCCTACGGATGAATTAGTAAAAGTTGACGACTTTGGAGCTATGCGCGGATTCAGTGTAGGACTAGATAATAGCCAGTCTTTTAACGCCGCAATAGCCGTTAATAATGCCATAAAATTAAGCATTGGCAATTACATAATTCATCGTCCAATAGTGTCAACAAAAGCAGGATTCGTAATCAAAGGAGCAACTAAAAACTCATCACTAATCACTGTAGAGAACTCACTTTGGGATACTACTGTTCTACACGGGAAAACCTTCAACGCTGCGATACTTATGTCTACAGAGCTAGATGAAGACTGGATAGAGGGGGGAAGCTTTGAAGACTTTAGAATTGTAGGCAATAGTAGCAGTATTTTATCAGATGGGCGAGTGGGGCTTTATTTTAATCGTGTTTGCAATGGAAACGTAGCTAGTAATATAGAAATATCAGGATGTGACACTGGCTTATTTACCGAAAATTCGTGGGTTCACACGTATAACAATATTTATATAAATGACTGTTACTCTAAATCTGTTCACTTAAAAAGCGCTGCAAATGGGTATACGTTTAATGGGTGTGAACTATATGGTAGAAATCTACGCACAATATACCATCTGTATGTTGAAAATGCCTGCTACGGCGTTAATTGGAACGGTGGGGCTATAGAGTTTTGTAATGTAGGCGCGTCAATTAGGGACAACTCTCAGGTTATATTCAGTGGCGTTGATTTTGAGGATAACACTACGTTATTCATTGAAAATCAGAATTGCCTTGCGGTGCCATCCACTGTAGATACTTGTACGTTTGTGGGAGTTCCATCACAATCTTTGTTTGCACTTAATGGCGGCAATCTCGCTTTTAGACGTAATGCTTACATTGGCGTAGGAGTTGTCCCAGTTTATAGTGTAACTACTGGAAGTGTACTAGAGTCTGAAGGAAACGACTTTGGGGGGCACACAGTAAGGCTTACAGGAGACACGATTAATCTTTCTGGTAGCGACTTTGGTGCATATCCATCTGACTCTGACTATCGAAGCAGTAATACTAGAACGCTAGATGGTTATGTAGAAACAAGTGGATTTCTGTCTACAATTAGCACAAACGATGGCACACCGTATTCTGGCTCAAGTTCATCAAGCAAAATTACGAGGGTAGGTAATGTCAATAAAGGGTATGCGGAGTTTACTTTATCCTCAACCCCCCCAGCCACGGGTGATTTTTTCACTTTTGGCATGAGCAATACAGATCAGAAGGTTGTAGGAACATTCGCTCTTAGTACAACTGGCGATAATTTATTAAGAACAGGGGTGTATGGCAAGGTCGTTCTTGATGGTAGCGGCCTTGCTTACCTACTAAAGGATGATGGTAACCTTTTACAAAAGAGTTCTCTAAGTGCATCGGGGGATAATAACTTGTTATGTGTGAACTTAGATTATATTGATAATTTATAATCTAACTATGTCATCTAATTTTTAAGGCGTTCAATATAATAGCCCGTTCAAGCCCTTTAGTATAAGGGCTTGTTCATTTAGCGAGTAGGAAGTTATGAAAATCAAAACTCTAATCCAGTCTTACTTGTATAATAAAAAATAGGAAATACACATGACATTTAAACTCTCTAAAACCTCACTATCTCGACGCGCTGGAATTGACCAGCGCTTGATCGAGATTGATGATCTATCAACAATTATCTCAAAGTTGTTATTATCGGTAGCATAACCGGTTAAAAATCTAAGATGAGTGTTATTTTATCTAAGCCTTGCCAGTTGCAACTCTGTCAGCTGACCAACGCTTGAGCATTCAGCAATGATTTGCTCAAGCGTCCAGCCGTTTTTAATGGCTTCTAGCATTTGCGGTAATGCGGTTTCAAACTGGTCGTTTGGGTACATTGGCGCGGCTGGTGGCTCTAGGTATTCGACCAAATAAGGCACCGTCTTTTGTCGAGACTCGCGCAAGATTGTCTTGTGGCCTTTTTTATCGATGTGAGAAAGCGCCTTAATGCGAATACCGCCAGCCTCTTTGCCTGCCCATTTAACTGATGGGTCACAGTAGATACACGCTGAACGCCCCACCCATTGGCTAGAATCCTTACCCCAGCATTCAGCAAGAACGCGACGCATACCGAGTGAAGGCATCCAAGGCTTACCATTATCGCCTTGAAAATTTACGGTTACTGGTTGGTCTGTATTAGTCACCTTTACAGCGGTAACAGTAACGACTGTTTCACCACCTAAATCCAAGGCGTTTAGCTGGGTTGACTTAGCTTGTAATGCTGCAGAAACGTCCATTAGTAAATCTCCTCTGATTCGTTGTTATCTAGCTCATAAACCACCCAATTAGGTACACTAATTTCCGTGTCTTCATCTTCGTAGCTAGGCCATTCATTTTTCTCTAGGCACTCTTTGTAAATCAAAAGTGCCTCGTTAAACTTCATTTCGCCCATTAGGATAGATCCAGCGTCAGCGGTGTAAACTTTGCTGCCCCACGGCGCTTTCTCTTCCACTGCATTGTACTTGAATGATAAATCACAGCCAGTCAACAGCTTGTAAATGTGCGAGTAATACGCCGCTGAAATGTAGTATCCATAGTTGCCGATAGATCGCGTAAAGGCCTCTTTGCGTGCGTCCTGAGTCTTTTTAAGGTCAAGGCTAATATCCGTTTCAGCGGTGATGCGATCAAACTTGCACTTCATCAAAACGCCAGTAACTGGGCATTCAATGAATGCGGCCAGCTCGCTAAAGCCGTCTTGCATGTAGATTGCCATTGCCGTTTTGTTGCGCTTAACGCTTCGGTACATGCCGCGAAGATTGTCTATTTCCGACTTGATGAACACATACTGCGATCCGTCGCCAGTTGATTCGCCGTCGGAATCTTTGGTGCTTTTCATGGCGACAAGTTGCTTATAGTCTTTCTGGCGACGATCTGGAATATCCTCTGCGAGCACGTATTGCTCTTTGAAGTATTCAGGCTCAAGCACAGCCGCATGAATTGCGCTACCTACCTCCATTGCTCGTGTACGCTCGAAACTGTCAGCTGCATAGTGGGCGGGTGAGCGTAGGATGTTTTTAACTCCCGTCGAGCTTAAACCTTCGTATGCGTGATAGTCGTCGTTTGGCATTCCTACCACGAAACAACCAGCGCGCGCTTTTTCAGGCGTTAGGTCTGCGTAGTTGATGATTTTTGATTGTTGGATTGGCATTTATTTCTCCTTTATTTAAGTTGAATTAACATTAATCTATTAACGCTAGCTTTGCAAGTAATAATTAACAGCGATTTTAAATTGCTCAAATCCCCAGCAAATACAGGAAAACGCGCCCCGCCCTGCATGGTGATTCAAGAAGTCTTTTTCCTCTTGCGATGGCGCTCCGTGGAATTTTGCTTTCATTTCTATGACGGCATACGGGTATGTTTTCGTCTGGTGCAATAGAATCAAATCAGACACGCCAGAAGAACGCCCTGCTTCGTTCATTCGTTTTTGGTGTCGCAATGCACCGCCAGTTGCTTTGCCGTTCTTAGACGCGCCCTGAGTCTCATTGGGCACATAGAAAAGCGCCTGCTTTAGTTTTGGATGATGCGTAATAAAATCTTGGTAAGCGTCTATCTGCTCGCCCATTTCCGACTTAGGACTCTTGCGGCCTTTTGGCATTTCTCGATAAAGTCGCACATCTTTATGCAGATTCTTGAAGGTCATAAAGTACGCCTTTTATGATTAGCTCAAACTTTCGCGGCTCTTTTTTATGCCAGTCGATCAAGGTTTGCTTTGGTAGTCTTGAAAGCCTGACAAGGTCAGCAAGGCTTTTTAGCCCTGCTTCCTTGCATTGTTCGGATGGGGTCATTTAGATACTCCATTCAACCAGTGATAGCTCTTCTTTTGAATCTAGCAACAAAGACTCCAAATCCTTCAATTGACGGCTCACAGAGCGTCGTCTGCCACTTAGGATAGAAGTCATTTTGTTGAAGGATTTAGTATCCTCTGCTTGATGAAAGCTAGAGAAAACCTCTACGTTATCAAAAGAAGCCTCTTGATCTTCACAAACTAGCAATGCAGATTGCAGGTTCACCTTGGCAGATTCCAAGGCTTCGATTTTTGCGTTTAAGATTTCGATGTATTTCATTTTGCTTACTCCGTTTCGTTAGTTGATGCAGTTATAATAGAACGCATTTCGTACCATTGCAACAACTTTTCTAACTTATTTCTAAATTATCTTCACACTCCCTGCCGCTTCTAAACAATCTGCGGCCAATGATGAATTTGTTTTTCTCGTTTTTCCGCACCGTTATGTGCGTCGGCATGTTAAACATGGCCGCACTTTTCACGACATTAGGCGCGCCCATGTTGCGCAATTTAAACTGCCATTCTGAGCCAGTAACGTAAATCTTTACGAACGTGTTAAACCAAATCTTCTTGCTTTGCTCGCTGCCGTCTAGGTGAAAGTAAAGCATCGGGATACCAAGGTCCGGATCAGGTTCCACTAGGTGAAATTTGACGATCACGCCTTTCTGATTCTTAGCAAGCTCAAGTGTCATTTTCTGGACGGATCTATATTCGTCATCGCGGTACGCTCGATTGATTAGCGCCTTGTTTGGATCTGCCAGCATCTTTTCACAGACTCGACACGTTTGCGCTGTGACTGCGTTCTGTGTGCGTCTGATCACACCGTTTACATGCTCAACACATTGATCGTCTCGGCATTCGTTATATTGCCAGTAGTGCAAACATCTATCGCCTGCTGAGTCGTGACTAATACACCGCTGAGCATACGCGCCATTCTCAAACTCACACAATGGACACCGCTTGGTCTCGCCTTCCTTCTTAGCTCTTTCTAGCTTGGCTTCTTGTACTTCCATATTGTCATCAAGCAAGTGACCTAGACGCTCAACTACACCAGCATAGTCGTCGATGACAGCAAACGGCTTGCGGCTGCGTTCGATGATTTCTTTTCGTAACTCTGCCGTGGTGCCTTCTGCGTTGTACAGCGCTTTATCTTCGCCTTCCAAATAAACCCTAAGCACTCGGCCTATCGACTGCTCAAAGAAAGTGCGTGAGGCAACGGGGCGCATAAACACCAGATATTCCCAGTTGAGAACAGACCAGCCAGTGGTAGCGATGGCGACGTTAACAAAATATTTGATTCGCCCAGTCTTGGAGCCTTCTAGCGCGTCGGCACGCTCTTTTTCGCTGCTGTTGTCTGTTACTATGGCGATCTCGTTTTCGTTTGCTCCTGCTTGAATCAGGCCGTATTTAACCTGTTCGGTATGGATCTTTGATCCGCAGAAAATCAGACAGCTCCCAGTCATAGTTTGAGCCTTATAATGCACTTCTTGGCAGATGCTTAGCGTCTTTTGGTATTCACCTTGCAGAATCCTATCCATATCTTCTTCTGAGTAGGTGCCGCCTTTATCCTCGCTTTGGTTGATCTTTAGGGCACTAAAATCAATGTCGTGCTCGCTGTCATCAAAGTGGCCGAACTTGTAATCGAGTACCCAGCCTTCTTGTATCTGTCTAGCAAGCGTGATCTCGTTTGTCAGTCGGCCTTTAAAGAACCCCTGTTGCATCAAATGTTCGTTGTTGCGGTATGGCGTGCCAGTTAGGCCGACAACTCGCAAAGCAGGGTTAAGCGCGAGAAAATGATTGTAGATCTTGCCTGCCGTCGAATCTGGGTTGGTGAAATCGAATGTGTGTACTTCATCAACAATAAGTAGCGCCACCTTCATTTCGTTGAAAGGATGCGAATCCAACGCATTAGCCAGCGTCTTACGCATGGCAAAAATAGGATTAAATCGGTGGCCTTTTTGCCCTAGCGAAGCGGCAAAAACAGAATTAGTCATGCCGTATTCAGTCGCCTCATCGCTGCTTTGCTGCGTCAACTCGCCTTGGTGGCTTAGTGCGATCACCTTGCCGCCTTTGCTTACTGTGTTCTTGGCTAGATCGGCAATCATCAAGGTTTTGCCAGACGACACAGAAAGCACCATTAAAAACGGATCGGTGCTTTTTCGCATATGCTGGATGGCTTCGTCGTTTGATTCTCGTTGGTAGTCTCGGAGGTTTTTCATTTGATTAGCTTCCTTGTATAGCCTTTTCCATTACATGATGGGCATTTTCGATATTCAAAATAACCTCCACAATAAACTAAACCTTTAAACCGGTTGCCAGTACACTCTATACAATCAATATGCTTACACTTAGCCTCCTTAGTGCGGGTTGTTTGGTAGGCTGCAATAGTTGGCGAATTTAAGTAAAAGCTATCCCAAGCCCATGTTTTAGCTGGAGTGTGAGCGTTGATTATGATGCAAATCCCATCTTGCCTACGAGAAAGTATTTTAGATGGGGGATTAAAATCACTCGGAACCCCTTCACCTATATTTTGGCGCCAAACTGGTTTCATTGTTTTATCGCTCATACTCTAGCCTCCATCTTAACGCCCTTGTAAATGCCGCTGTATTGGCCGTCTTTAACTTGCTGGTTTTTGATTAGCCCGTTTCCGTAGAGCTCGAGGAAGTCAGATTTGCTGATTTTTATAGAGCCTATATTGTAACCACTAGGCTCTGCGCCTTTTATAAGTGTGTCTATTTGATCCTGAATGCTGCTCATTTCTTAGCCCTCTTGCTCTCGACTTGTTCGCCTAGGGTGTAAGATCTGACGCCTGAGCAGCACCATTTTCCCCACAAGTACCACATGATCGGCTTTTTCCTATATGATGAATCCGCATCGACAATCACAAAAGAGCCATCGCTAAATGACACTTTAGTTACCTTCTTTATAAAAGACATATCCCTGGAAATATCGCCATCCCACACATACCATTTTTCTAACATGTTGCATTCTCCTTAAAAAGTCCTTGCTCGTTCGATAAGATTAATATTATTATACGAAAACCAACTAAGCAAGGAGAAAATTAAATGAATTGCATAGAGTGCAAACATCAATCTCACAGAATGTGGCGAACCGAAAAAGGCTTTATGTGTGGTCATTGCGCGCAGTCAAGCGTGCAGCGCGATAGCGATATAAGTAGCTGGACTTTTTTTACAGAGTCTTATCAAGGCCAGTTTAGTGTGGGCTTCTCTATGCAGCCGCCATTGTGGACGATTCGAGTGGTTAGCGAGGTAGTGCAGAAATGTATAATTCAGTCAAGGAGCGTTTAAAGTGAAAATAAGAGATAAAATTATAGATAAAATAAAGCTGAAAGTTAAGGGTTTTGCGGAGTCTGAATTTACTAAAAAGTTAGATATTTCAGTTGTTCATGATACGCCACCATTAATGAATAACTGTTGTCATTACAACGCAGTAAATATGGTTAGAGCGAATAAGGCTGTGGCTGTTGTTGAATGTGTTGTAATTGAAAGTGATGGCTGTATAGCTCATTACATAAACATGCTTGAAGACGGATCTTACGTGGATTATACGCTCGGCTGGTCGTGGTCTGGTAGCGATTATAGATTCATTAGATTTGTTCACGAGAACGAATATACGGATATTAACGGATCACTCGGCAATCTAAAAAACATGCTTACAAATGCGTTTGTTGGAAGCAAGGCAAAACTGTTTAACATTGATAAATGGGACTTGTGCTAATGCTTGCAGCAAACGAGATAACGACACAAGAGATACTAGCCAGCGTGAACATTGTTGACATTGTGCGCGAACATGCCGAGCTAAAAAAGCAGGGTAAGGAGTACGTGTGCTTATGCCCTATTCACAATGAAAAGTCGCCTAGCTGCCACGTACACGAAGATAAGCAGCTATTTCATTGCAAGGGGTGTGGTGCTGGTGGTTCTGCCGTGGATTTCTTGG